TTGCATGGTTGCAGGACTTGCTTACTATTTAGCGATGAAAAACGCACCAACACTTGTACAACAAAATAAATTAATTTATGAAGATCAACTTAAAAGAGCTTTAGATGAAGATGGTCAAAGAGCTTCAACATATATTACACCTCAATCTTTTTACCCTAATGGAATATAATTATGGCTAAATGGGCAACAGGTAAACGATCACAAGCAATATCAGATAGATCTGGTATGGCATTTCCATATCAAGAAATGGTAAAAGAATGGAATGGTTCCTTAGTTCATTATTCTGAATTTGAACCTAAGCATCCACAAATAAGACGTAGACATTTTACTGCTGATGCAATTGCATTACAAAATACAAGACCAATGAGGTTTCAACAACCTACCCAAGAATTTGTAAACAATACTCCATCACCAGCTTTTCCTGGTGGTAAAGATGCTACAATATCTAGTTCTGGAGGTGCAATGGTTGGAGTAGCTAATTTAACATTACCAGGTCAATTTGCTTTTCAAACACAATATGTAGAAGTAATTAGAAATGGAGTAACTACAATTTTACATAAAATGATTCCACAAGACCCATCTTTACAAAATAGAAGCAGACAAGCAGATCTTCTTCTAGGAGAGGTAACGGTAAGTATTACATAATGGCTATTACACATTCAGCATTTTTAACACAGGTAAGAAACTACACTGAAGTAAGTAATAATGTTTTAACGGATGCAATTATTCAAGATTTTATTAGAAGTGTTGAATTAGATATTGCAGGTAAAGTTGATTATGATGATCTAAGAAAATACGCTACTTCTAATTTTACAGCAAATAACAGATATGTATCTATACCTTCAGATTCTTTAATACTAAGATCTATACAGGTAATTGATGGTTCTGGTAATAGGACTTTTATGGAAAAAAGAGATACAAGTTTTATATCAGAATTTAATGGGACAGGAGCAACAGGTACTCCAAAGTATTATGCAAACTGGGATGATTTTAATATTCTAGTTGCACCAATGCCCTCAAGTGCTCTGCAAGTACAGATAAATTATATTATGGATCCTCCAGAATTTACATCAAGTAATCAAACTTTTTTAGCTAAATATCAGGAGTCTATGTTGTTGCATGGTGTATTAGCAGAGGCTTTTAGATTTTTAAAAGGCCCTATGGATATGTACAATCTATATGAAAAGAAGTACAATGAGGAAGTACAGAATTTTGCCCTACAACAAATGGGTAGAAGAAGACGAGCGGAGTATGATGACGGTGTACCAAGAGTACAAATACCTTCACCACCTCCAAACACAAATTAATAAGGAGAATAATTATGGCAATAACAACAAATGCAATTTGTAATTCTTTTAAAAAAGAATTACTTCAAGGAAAGCATGACTTTGATACATCATCAGATACTTACAAATTAGCGATGTACACAAGTTCTGCAACTTTAGGAAAATCAACAGAAAACTATTCTACAAATCCAGGTGGTGGAGCAAACACGGAAGTAACTTCATCTAACTACACAGCGGGTGGAAAAGCTTTGGTAAACCAAGGTGTAAAAGTTTCATCTTCAGTAGCTATTACTGATTTTGCTGATCTTAGTTTTCAAAACGTAACTCTTACTGCAAGAGGTGCTTTAATTTACAATACAACTACAGATGGTGGTTCAAATACTACTGATGCAGTTGCTGTATTAGATTTTGGAAGTGATAAAACTGCAACATCTGGAACATTTACAATTCAGTTCCCTGCATTTACTACTTCTGCTGCTATCTTAAGAATAGCATAAGGATAAAAATGAATGTCAAATGCGTGGGGTGGACTTAGTTGGGGATCAGGTAGTTGGGCAGCACAAGGTGATGTCTCGTTATCTATTTCTGGAATAAGTGCAACCTACAGCATTGGCGCTGTAACCGCTCAAGGTATTATACAAGTAGGTTGGGGTGGTGACACTTGGGGAGAAAATGAATGGGGAGATCTTTCTGGATCTGCACCAAACATAACAGGTGTTCAATTATCTTTTTCAATTGGAACTTTACAATCAGTAACTGGTGATGCAAGTGTAGATGTAACAGGCTCAAGTTTAACTGCAACAAACGCGGGTGCTTTAGGAGGTACCTCGCATATTCAAATTGTTACAGGATCTCTTGAATCAATGGCAGTTGGAACTGTATCTACTCCTATTGGACAAGAAGTTGATGTAACAGGACGACAATTAAATTGGGGTATAGGTTCTGTTACAGTTGATGAATCTACTCTTACTGGAATAGGTTGGGGTAGAAGAACTTGGGGTAACTTGGCATGGGGTGGAGCATTCTCTGCACAAGCAGTTGGTCAACAACTTACCTCTACAATTAATTTCCCAGCAACAGGTGCATTTACTGATGTAAATGTTTCAGTTACTAGTGCGGGAGAATTAACTACTACTTTTTCAAACCCATCTTTCTCAATTCAGATTGACCAAGATATATTTGTATTAGCTTCGGAAGATCAACTTGATGCTTTAACAACAGCATCCTCATTTAGTGCAGATGCTAATGTAAGTGTTACTGGTGTTGAATCTACAATGTCCATAGGTGTTACTGTTGGAGGTCTTAAAACTCCAGTAGATGTTACAGGTATCCAGGCGACTATGACCCTTGGAACTTTTAATTTGGTACAAACAACTGTAGAATCTCCAACAGGTATTCAAGCTACAATGTCTCTTGGACAACATGCTGAAATACCAGGTCAAATTATAGGTGTAGGAGGGTTACAATTAACAAGCTCTATAGGTTCTGTGGTAGCCAATGGTACTGCAAATATAGATGTTACAGGCATACAAATGACCATATCTGTAGGTAGCCCTAATGTTACAGCATGGGCAGAGATTGACCCTGGTGTAAATAATACTTGGACTGAGGTTGACCTAGCAGCATGATTCATGTAAAATACATATTATTTAGGAGATAAAATTTATGACATCAAGTTACTCAAGTGATCTAAAATTAGAATTAATGGTGACCGGTGAAAACGCTGGTACATGGGGTGATAAAACAAACACAAACTTAAATGTAATTCAACAAGCTATTGCTGGTTTCGAACAAGTAACGTTATCAAGTGGTGGTACTCTTGCTCTTGTAATGTCAGACGGTGCATTATCAAATGCAAGAAACATGGTTATTAAATTTGCTACAGCTACAATTGCTGCTAGTACAATTTGTACAATTCCAGATTCAATAGAAAAATTTTATATTTTTGATGCAACAGGTTTAACTAATCCAACTAACCTTACAATTAAAACTGCATCGGGTAGTGGATTTACTTTAGACCAAGCAAAAATTTACGCAGCATATTCTGATGGAACAAACTTAAACGAAATTTCTTTAGACTCTTTAGGTGGAACTGTTGCCGCTGCAAATATTTCTGGCACAATTGCAACCGCACAAATTGCTGATGATGCAATAACCAGTGCTAAAATTGCTGATGATGCCGTTGTGGCCGCAGCTATCGCTGATGATGCCGTGGTTGCTGCTGGTATTGCAGATGGTGCAGTAGGCACTGCTGCTATTGCAGACGATGCTGTTACTGCAGGAAAATTAGCAGACACAGCTGTAACTGCAGGTTCATATGATTTAGCAACAATTACAGTAGATGCTCAAGGAAGAATTACTGCAGCAGCAGAAGGATCTGCTGGTGGTGGATTTTATCCAAACCTTTATGCAGCTGGTGGCCAAACTGGAACTTATAATGCAGGTACTGGTACAAAGATGTATGCATACGCAAACTCTGGAGGAGGCGCAGGCGGTCCTTCAGCAACACCTCAACCAGGTAAACCTGGAGGTTCTGGTGTTTCTGCAATTATTACAGGTAATATGACAGCTCCTTTTTCACAACCTTATCAAGCAGGTAGTGGAGGAAACCCTACTCCAGCACCACAATCTGGAAATCCGGGTAACGCAACATTTATAACAAACTTATTCAACATAAACGCAGGAAACGGTGGCGGAAGATGGCAAGGTAATCCTGGAAGTAATGGTAACCTTAGTTCAGGAACTGCACTTATTTCACATGGTGCTCCTCAAGGTAATTTTCTTTATGCTGGTAACTTTGGAGTTGGTGGAGATGGGGGCCCTGGTGCTCCTAACATGGTTGCACCTGGTCAAGGTGGTGGATCGGGTAAAATAATAGTATTTGATAACAGGTCTTAATATGAAACATATAATTTTTAAAGATAATCTAAAATTTCGTATAGCATCAACAGATGCTAAAAAAGATAATATAGTATCAGCAAATCCTGGAGCGGTATCAAAAGAAGTAAATGATTCTGATTTTAAAAAGATAGCTTTAGGTAGATCTGAATCTTCTTTAGTTAATAATGAAATAGTAATTAATGAATTATCTCTTGCAGATACTACTCATGAAAAACGTCCAGCAATAACTGATGCCTCAGAAGCATCAGCTGCATTACAAGAGTGTATTGATACATTAATAGTATCTGTCAAAGCTGAGTGCGGAGATGGTTACGATAGTAATTCTGACGCAACATCACTTGTTGCTTTTTTAGAAGGTATTGATGCAAGTCAAAAAACATCTTGGGATGCAGGAGTTTTTTACATTGAATACATTTATGACTTACCTGGTTGTCCTCAATTTTTTCCAGGTGATTTTGTAATTTAATTGATTTTCACTAATACTTGACTATAAATGCCTTTATGCAAATAGAGGATTATATAAAAATCTATGAAGATGCAATTCCAATCGAAAGTGTTTCCTCAATTATAAAATGGGTTGAAGAAAGAAAACCATCATTTAAAGAAGGAACTGTTGGTGTGGGTGTTATAGATAAAAATATAAGAAAAGTAAAAACCACATCTTTAATGGATTGGGATGATTGTTCTTTAACAAAAATTCATTGGTGCAATTTACTTGCTACTTGTTTTAATGAAATGGGAAAAAGGTATAGAAAACAAGTAAGTCCTGATGCGATGACATCACAAATATTAGATATAGACATATTAAAATATGAAAAAGGTGCTAAGTATAAAATACATAGTGATCATTTTACAAACAATCCAAGAACTTTATCTTTTATTCTTTTATTAAATAATGATTACAAAGGAGGAGATTTGAATTTTCATAATCTAAAAGGTGACATAATTAAAACTATAGATCCTGCTCCAGCAAAATTAGTTGTTTGGCCAAGTAACTTTTTATTTCCACATTCAGTTTCAGAGGTAACAGAAGGAGTTAGATATTCTATTGTATCATGGGCACTATAAGAGATTATAAATATAAAATACTTAAAAATTTTTTAACACCTGATGAAGTTAAATTAGGTACGCACTATTTTAAATTATGCCATAAAAGAAATATGGAACAATTTGACGATGTTCAAAATAATAACGCTGATAGTTTTTTTAATTCAGATGCATTTACAGATTCTTTGTTAATGAATAAAAAACATATTATAGAAAAAGAAACTGGTTTAGAGTTACACCCAACTTATACTTTTTCAAGAATTTACACCTTTAATGCTGAATTGAAAAAACATAAAGATAGACCTTCATGTGAAATTTCAATTACTCTAATGTGGGATAGTGATGGAACTAAATGGCCTATTTACATGGATGGAAACCCAATCGAACTTGAACCTGGAGATGGTGCAATTTATTTAGGATGCGAGGTAGAACACTACAGAGAAAATTTCAAAGGTGACTATCACATTCAATCTTTTTTGCATTACGTAGATAAAAATGGTAAGTATGAAGATTATAAACATGACAAACGCACACAAAGAGATAACGCTGAGGTAGAATGGTAAAAGAAAAAAATATAAATGATAGTATAGGATTATTTGATAACTACATTGATTTAAAAGTATGTGATGAATTAATTAAATTATATGAATTAAATGTCGACAAAAATGTTGTAATGAATAGACTACAAATGGAAGGTGCTCCAAAAATTAAAAAAGACGATAGTGCCTTAATGTGTTACAGAGGTACCTCTTGGTTAGACGCAAATGAAGAAGTCTTAGCTAGATTAAATGATTGTTTGCAAGATTATGAAGATGAAACAGGTTTTAATCAATTTTGTGAAATACCTGAGCTTCATCATGGAAACCAAAAAATACAAAAAACACTTCCAGGACAAGGTTATCATGTTTGGCATGTTGAAAGGACTTACAGAGCACCACAATGTAAAAGAGCATTAGTGTATACTTTATATTTAAATGATGAATTTGAAGCAGGCGAGACGGAATTCTTAAAACAAAAGATAAGAATTAAACCTAAGAAAGGAAGATTTGTTATTTGGCCAGCTAGTTATCCATATATACATAGAGGAAACCCACCTATAAATGGTGAAAAATACATATTAACTTCTTGGTTATTATCATAATATGAAATTTGTAATGAAAAAAAACCATCTAGAAATTAAATTTTCTTGGAAAGAAATATTTTTTATTGTTATTAGGGGTCATTTTAAGATGGATAATTACTCTGTATACAAATTTGCTAACGTTCTTACTTCTATATTTCATACTATGCTTGAAAAATACGGTGATGCTAGAAAGCATGGAAACCTAGATTTGGATCAATTTAAAGATCCCAATGAAAAAGAACAATAATAGATTTCTTAATATTGTCATGGTATAATACGCTATGCCATTACAAAAAGTACAAATAGCCCCAGGTTTCAATAAACAACTTACCCAAACAGGCGCTGAAGGTAAATGGACTGATGGGGATTTTGTTAGATTTAGATACGGATTACCAGAAAAAATTGGAGGTTGGGAACAAATTTTAGAAGGCACTTTAATAGGTGCTGCAAGAGAACAATTTATTTGGGCTGATTTAGACGGTAGAAAATATGCTGCTATAGGAACAAATAAACTATTAGTGATTTATTATGAAGGAGCTTTTTTTGATATTACTCCTCTAGGCACAGCTCTTACAGGTTGTACCTTTGACACTGTTAATACATCAGCTACGGTTACTGTAAACAAACCTGCTCACGGATTAGAACCTGGAGACTTGTTTACGTTTACCTCTGTAACACCTCCGTCTGGAGCTGGATATACTGCAGCAAATTTTACAACAAATACTTTTCAAGTAGTAACTGTCCCAAGCAGTGATGAATTTACAATCACAATGGCTAGCGCAGCAGGGACAACGGTCAACGGATCTGGATCAGCAACGGTTAATCCATACATTAAACCTGGAGCCTTAGGTTCAACATTTGGATTTGGTTGGGGTACAGGACTTTGGGGCGGTGGACAACAAGTATTCAGTACATTAAATGGTGCTCTGTTAAATGACAGTGCAGGTACCGGAGGATCTGGAACATCTGTAACTTTATCATCTACGACAGGATTTCCAGCAACAGGAACAATTAAAGTTGGTGCAGAATTTATTTCATATACAGGAATTTCAACAAACGATTTAACAGGAATAACTAGAAATGCAGCAGGGACTCAATCGGCACATTCAACTGGTGCAGGAGTTGAAGTTTTTACAGGTTGGGGCATAGAGTCTTTATCACAAACTTTAACAACTGATCCTGCTTCATGGTCATTAGATAATTTTGGAGAGGTTCTTATTGCAACTATAAAAAATGGTAAATCTTTTTCATGGAATCCTATTAATTCAAATGCAAATGCACTAAACACAAGGGCAGCCTTAGTAACAAATGCTCCTACAAGATCTGTAATGTCATTAGTTTCTGATAGAGACAGACACTTAATAATGATGGGTACAGAAACAACTATAGGTGATGAATCAACACAAGATAAAATGTTTATTAGATTTTCTGATCAAGAAAATATTAATGATTATACACCTACATCAGTAAACACAGCAGGAACTTTTAGACTTGACTCAGGAACTAAAATAGTTGGTGCAGTCAAAGGTAAAGATTATACTTTTATTTTAACAGATAATGCTGCTTATGTTATGCAATTTGTAGGACCTCCGTTTACTTTTTCTGTAAGACAAGTTGGTTCAAATTGTGGATGTATTGGGCAACACGCTATGAAATACGTTAATGGTATAGTTTATTGGATGGGAGAGTCAGGTGGTTTTTTTGTTTACGATGGTACTGTTAAATCACTACCTTGTGCCGTAGAAGATTTTGTATTCACAACTAAAAATGGAAGTAATTTAGGAGTTAATTACTTTGCTGGTGAAGCAGTGTATGTTGGCTTAAATCATTTGTATGAAGAAATATGTTGGTATTATCCTAAAGCTTCTTCAGATTTCAACGATAGATATGTTTGTTATAATTACCAAGATCGAACATGGACAACAGGATCTTTATCAAGAACTACTTGGGTAGATGCAAATTTATATGAGAATCCATATGCTACAGAGTTTAACTCTACAGGATTACCTACTTTTCCTACAGTTCAAGGTGTTACAAATATTAATGGATCTACAAAATATTTTGAACATGAAAAAGGTGTTAATGAAGTAGACACTGCTGGTAATAAAACTGCTATACCAGCTTTTATTGAATCTGGAGATTTTAGTTTAAACATAGAAGGCAATGCTCAAGTATTTATGAGTATGAGAAGATTTGTTCCTGATTTTAAAACACTTCAAGGAAATGCTACAATAACTATTTTATTGAGAGACTTTCCAAGCGACACTGAAGTATCATCTCCGTTAGGACCATTTACAGTTACGTCATCAACACAAAAAGTTGATACAAGAGCAAGAGCTAGATTTGCTAGTTTAAAAATTGCAAACACAACTACTGATGAAAATTGGAGATTTGGAACTTTTAGAGCAGATGTACAACCAGATGGAATGAGGGGATAATGGATCCAATAGAAGCAGCAATACAAGCACAATTAGCAGGTATACAAGGACAAGATAATTTTGCAAATTACAAGCCGTCTAATACTTTAGAACCGCAAGGTATAGCTCCTTTAATTGAAGACCAACAATCAACAATACCTTCTGTATCAAGTTTAAAAGATATTGCTAAGAATATTGCTAAAAATAAAGCACTTGAATACGCAGGAAAAAAAATAGGTTTAAATTATGCTCAATCAAAAGGTATAATAGATCTGTTAGGTTTAGGTACAAATACGTTTGCACCTTTAGCAATAGCTTCTGCTCTTTCAGGTAGATCATTAAGTATATCGGATTACTTAACTAATAAGAGAGCACAAAAAAATGCTATCAGAACAAATACAAACAATGATACTCAAGGCGATATACAAACAGTTCCTATTAAAACTTTAAATATGCAACCAAGTGCTCAAGATATTTACAGAGGAGGAGGCCCTACTCCTGAACCTGCACCTTCAGCACCTGCACCTAGACAAGCTAGACAAACATCTGGAATAGGTGGGTTACACTCAGGATATTAAATGGCTAGAGTAGATATAGTAATTCCTGAACCTAGTCCTGAATATACTACGGAAAATCAAAGACAGATAAATCAGTCTTTACGAACGATGCAAGATAAGTTAAACACTTCTTATCAACAAGAATTAAAAAATGAACAAGATACATTTACCTGGTTTATATCATGACAATTAGATACAAGAATCAAGGAATAAATTTAAACTCTACAGGCACGATAAACGTGTTTTCAGCACCAAGTGATGCTACTGTTATTGTAAAACAAATACAAATTAATAATGGTTCTGGAAGTGCAGTTAATTTAAATGTACAAGTAACTGATACTTCAGCTAGTGCAACTTTTAGGATTTTTAATGAAGCCATAACTGGAGCTGCTACTAAGGATATAATAAACCATACATTAGTGCTTGAAGCAGGTGATGTAATAAAGATGACAGCTGGTACTGCAGATGAGATACAAGGTTTAATATCTTACGCTCTTATAGACCGATCACAGGAAAATGGCTAAACAAAAATTTACACATTTTGTACCTAGGGATAAACCTAAGAAAAGACCTAGAAGACATACAAAAAATCTAAATAAAAAAAAGAAGTTGCAGCACAACAAAAAATATAATAGACAGGGACGTACACAATGAGTGATTTACCTAAAATACCAGCAACTGCAAAAGAAATTATTAAAAATAAAAGAACAGGTAAAGTATATGCTAGTAAAATTGATTTTGATGCTGATGTTGCTGATCCCAATAGTGATACTACTGCTGATGATTTTAGGCAAGATCTAGAAATTAAGGTTACTAGAGTTTCTATGGGTGCGCTTACTAAAAAATAATACAACTTCTTAGTGCCAACTAAATATAATTGGTAAGTAGATGATAGATTTAATTAAATTAAAAAACATAGTAAAAAATCATAAGATTAACTTAAAAGAAGAAGATGTTTTAAATTTTTTAAAAATAAAACACAGATGGCCTTTTAGATATTTAGGAGGTCAACCTTCTGTTGAAATAATAGCTGAAGATGGTTCTTCAGTATCTAGTGTTTTTTTTCAACTTGATAGTTACTTAAACTATGACAATTGGAAACATTTTTATGATTTAGGTTTTACGACAATAATATCTAATACATTTGACTTAAACGATGAGCTTAGAAATTTAAATAAAAAACTTACTGATGAAACTGGGTTAAGATTAAATTGTAATATGTATTTTTCTAAGCCTGGTAAGCTTCCAAGTTTTCCGTATCACGAACACAAATATGATGTTATAATCAAACAAATTTATGGATCTTCTGAATGGAGACTAGATGATAAATATTTCACTCTTACACCTGAAAATACTTGTATTATTCCTAAAAATACGTCACACCAAGTGTTAAGTAAAAATGAAAATAAATTATCTTTAACAATAAATATAGAATGAAACTAATACAAGAAGAAAATTTTTTTCCCAATTTAAATTTTATTTTACCAGAAATAAAAAAAATAAAACTTTATTATCCAAAAGAACAAGAAAAATTACAAAATAGTAAAGCTAATTGGCCGGGTTTGAGAAGTATATCTTTAGGAACAACCAATCCTATTTTTCATGAATACATCATATCTTTATTACAACAAAAAAAATTATTAGATAAAGGGTATTGGGAAGTTGTATCGTTTATGCATTTGAGATTAAAAGAAGATGATTTAAATGATTGGATACACAAGGATCCTGATCATTTTGCTGCTTTAATATATTTATCTGAAACTAATTTAAATTCTGGTACTTATTTATACGATGAGGATGAAAACTTGATTAATGATATAAAATTTGTTAAAAACAGATTTATTATGTACGATGGACAATATAATCACAAAGGTTATGGGCACCATGGTGATTCAATAGAAAACGGAAGATTAACTATAAATTTATTTATGAATAAAAAAAATTAATGCAACCTCGTGGGGCCACTGAGATACAACATGAAATGCTTGAAAAACATGTTTCAAAAGAGTTGTTAGATCAAGTACAGATATGTACATCTATTCCTGGTAAAGTTCCAATAGATCCAAACAAATTAAATATTCTTTGGCAGAAAAACTCTTGGGACCAACCTAACTTACAAGAATTTTTTACTAA